GAGAGCGCTCGGAGCCGATGTCGCGAATATTCTGCTATTTCGGATGATTAATGAAGCGAAGTCGAAACTTTCAACTCGAAGAAAGGAACCGAACCATGGCGCTTAACGAAACTGTCGATCAGGCTCAAGTCAAGGCGAACGAACTCGTGACGAAACTCCAGGCTCGAGTCGACGAGCTACAGGTCCAGGTTGACGAGCTCAAGACCAAGTTCGCCGACTTTAAGGCGGCGAGGACCGCGACGAATGAGGATGACGACGCAGACGAGTCCTCCGACGACCAGTCCACGACCCAGGGCTGAAGGCAGGTCGACCGTCTGTCGACCAGTCCCTCAGGTATGAAGCACTCGATCTACCTGGGCTTCGAGCCGCGGCAACCGGAGGCCTACGCCGTGGCTCGTCATACCTTCTCCCGCAGCTCTGGCCCGATCAAGGTCAGGGGCCTGAACCTGGTCGACGTTCGAGAGGCGGGACTCTATCGGAGGGAGACCACGATCGTGGACGATCGTCTGCACGACGTGATCTCCGAGCACCCCATGGCTACCGAGCACGCCATATCGAGGTTCCTGACCCCGATCCTGGCCAAGGAGGGGTGGGCGCTGTTCTCTGACTGCGACGTGATGAAGCGGGCAGGCCCCTCCCTGTGGGATCTGATGCTGCTCGCCGAGAGGAACCACTCGGACGAGGCTATCGTCTGCGTTAAGCACGACTATACCCCTACGACCGAGACCAAGATGGACGGCCAGGTCCAGTCCCTCTACGGGAGAAAGAACTGGTCGTCATTCATGCTGTTCAACTGCGACCACCCGGCCAATCGAGCCCTGACCGTGGACCTGATCAACTCAGTCCCCGGTCGAGACCTCCACCGCTTCTGCTGGCTGGAGGACGAGAGCCTGATCGGAGAACTAGAGCCGTCCTGGAACTTCCTGGTCGGCCATACCTCTCCGACGGTAGAGGCCTGGGTCGCGCACTTCACGGAGGGCCTGCCCGACGTCCCCGGGTTCGAGGACTGCGCCTACGCCGACGAGTGGCGACAGGCCTACAGGGAATGGGTCCGAGGATAGAGAGAGGAGAAGAACGTGGGTAGAAAGAGAGTACCGAGCTCACTCAAGCTGGTGACCGGCACCCATGACAAGGGCGGGAACTCCCAGCAGGACATCACGGCCGAGCCGCGGCGCATCGCTCGCGGGCTGCCCAAGCCGCCGAAGTATCTCGACGAGGACGCCAAGGAGGAGTGGATGGAGGTCGTCCAGGACCTCTACGACTGCGGGATACTGTCGACCACCGACCGGATGATCCTGGCCAACTACTGCCAGGCCGTCTCCCACTGGAAGGGGGCAGAGCTGGCGTTCCAGGAGGAGAAGGCCATGAACCCGGACGGGGCCTATCACAGCTCCCTCCTGGGAGTCGCCAACAGGACCCTGTCGATCGTCGCCAAACTCTGTTCCGACTTAGGGATGACCCCCAGTGCTCGATCCAGAATCGTCGCCCTCCCGAGAGAGAGAGAAGAAGACCCGGCAGACAAGTATCTCGACCGAGCCTCCTAGCGATCGGGCGACCGGATACGCGAGGGACGTTCTCGCCGGGAAGTGGGTGGTCGGACCCCACGTCAGGAACTCCTGTCGGAGGCACATCGAGGATCTGGTCTCCGGACCGAAGCGCGGCCTGACCTGGGACCCGGCTGCCTCGGAGTGGGCGATTAACTTCTTCCCCGACGTCCTGAGGCTGGCCGGCGGACAGTTCGAGGGTAAGAGGTACGACCTTCATCCCTCGCAGCAGTTCAAGACCGGGTGCTTCTTCGGGTGGAAGAAGGCCGACGGGACCAGGAGGTTCCGCCGCCTCTACGACGAGGAGGCCAAGGGCAACGGCAAGACGCCGTGGGCCGCGGGCCTCGGTCACTACTTCCTGATCGCAGACGGGGAGAAGCGAGCCGAGGTCTACGCGGCCGCGGCCAACATGCTCCAGGCCCAGGTCCTCTTCCGGGCGGCCGTGGCCATGTGGGAGCAGTCCCCGACCCTGTCGAGGATTCTGACCGGCTCCGGCAACGCCCACGTCTACAACCTGGCCTACCTCAGGAAGGGGTCGTTCTTCCGACCGATCTCCGGGGAGGTTCGCAAGACCGGCTCCGGACCGTCGCCGTCGGCCGCCCTCTGCGACGAGGTCCACGAGCACCCCGATCGCCTGACCATAGAGATGCTGGAGAGAGGCTTCAAGTGGCGGCAGCAGCCGGCCCTGATCATGACCACCAACTCGGGGTCCGATCGGAACTCTGCCTGCTGGGAGGAGCACCAGCATGCGGTCCGCGTCGCCGCCGGGACCATGAATCCCGACGAGGACTTCACGTACGTCGGGGAGATAGTCGACGACGAGACCTTCTCGTACGTCTGCTCCCTGGACAAGGGAGACGACCCGCTCGAGGACCCCAGGTGCTGGGTCAAGGCCAACCCCCTGATCGGGATCACAATCCAGGATGAGTACCTCGAGGGCGTGGTCCGCCAGGCCAAGAGCATACCCGGCAAGCTCAACGGCATCCTTCGACTTCACTTCTGCGTCTGGACGGACGCCGAGACCTCGTGGATGGGTAGGCAGGCTCTCGAGTCTTGCCTCTCCGACTTCGACCCGTCCGAGCACAAGGGAGAGAAGGTCTACGTCGGAGTCGACCTGTCGGCCGCCAAGGACCTGACCGTCGAGGCCTTTGTAGTCAAGACCGGGACCAAGACCGTAGAGCGGATGACCGAGGCCGGGATCAAGGTCGTGGTCTCCGCTCCGACCTACGACCTCTGGGTAGAGGCGTGGACTCCCGGGGATACGATCAGGGAGAGGTCGATCAAGGACTCGGCTCCCTACGACGTCTGGGTCAGGCAGGGCCACCTCCACGCCCCCGAGGGCAAGGTGGTCAACATGGCCTACCCGGCGGCCTGTCTCTCCTCCATGGCTACGGAGTATTCGATAGAGCTGGTCGCCTACGACCGCTACGCCTTCCGCAAGTTCGAGGACGAGCTCGACGCGATCGGGCTGACCCTCCAGATGATCGAGCACCCCCAGGGAGGCAAGAGGCGAGCCTCCCTGCCGGAGGAGTACCTTAACGAGGCCAAGCTGTCCGGGGAGGAGGCGCCCCAGGGCCTGTGGATGCCCGGATCCGTGACCGAGTTCGAGTCGGCCATCCTCGAGGAGCGGATCAGGATCAAGAGGAATCCGGTGCTTGTGTCTGCGATTATGTCGACGGTCCTCGAGGAGGACCCGTGGGGCAACCGCTGGCTGTCCAAGCGGAAGGCGGTTAATAGGATAGACGCCGCGGTAGCGTCGGCCATGGCTCTGGGAGCGGCCTCGCTCGGCGTCGAGTCGATCAAGGAGAGGGAATACAAGGTCATGGTCTTCTAACGGAGGTCCGACATGGATCGCGCCTATTCTGTACTGGACATCAAGGGGATCGACGAGGAGAAGCGAGTGATTCGCGGCATCGCGACCACTCCTACCCCGGACCGGATGGGGGACGTCGTCGAGCCGCTCGGGGTCAAGTTCATCAACCCCCTCCCTCTCCTCCATCATCACCGCTCCGACAGGCCGGTGGGTTTTGTGACCTTCGACAAGCCGACCAAGAAGGGGATCGGTTTCGAGGCCCGCATGGCCAGGGTCGACGAGCCCGGCGAGCTCAAGGACAGGGTCGACCTCGCGTGGCAGGAGGTCAAGGCTGGCCTGGTCAAGGCTGTGTCGATCGGATTTCGTATGATCGAGTACGCGTTCCTCGAGGGAGGAGGTATCCACTTCCTCGAGACAGAGGTCATGGAGCTGAGCCTGGTCACGATCCCGGCCAACTCCGAGGCCACCATCCAGGTAATTCGTACCGCCGACCTCGACTCCCTGGCCGCGTCTGGCCGAGAGAGAGTCGGGAAGGCATCACCCTCGCCGGCGTCTCGGCTCCCATCAACGAAAGTCGTCAAGGCGAAGGAGCCTGACATCATGAAGAAGACTATCGCTCAGCAGATCTCCGACTTCGAGTCGGTGCGCAAGACCAAGAACGACTTACTCACTGCGATCATGGAGAAGTCGGGGGAGGACGGGCAGACCCTCGACGCCCAGCAGAAGGAGGAGTACGACGGCCTCATGTCCGAGATCGCCGAGGTGGACGATCACCTCAAGCGTCTTCGCGACTACGAGCAGCGTCAGGTCGCGGCCGCCGTCCCGGTCGCAGTCCCGGCAGCTACGGACCCTGGGGTCGCGGTTGCGGCTCGCTCGGGAATCGTAGTCAAGCCGAAGAGCGTCGCTCCCGGTATCCCGTTCACTCGCTACGTGCTGGCGGTGACCCGGGCCAAGGGCAACATCATGCAGGCCCTGGAGATCGCCAAGGCCAACGAGCAGTGGCGGGCAGAGACCCCGGACGTGATCGACGTGCTCAAGTCCGCGGTCGCGGTCGGGACCACGACCGACTCGGTATGGGCGGGACCTCTGGTCAACTACCAGAACCTGACCTCGGAGTTCATCGAGTTCCTTCGTCCCCTGACCATCATCGGTCGGATCCCCGGCCTGCGTAACGTGCCGTTCAAGGTCAAGATCCCGCGTCAGACCGGCGGGGCCGCGGTCAACTGGGTCGGGGAGGCAAGGGCCAAGCCGCTGACCTCGCTGGCCTTCGACTCGATCTCCCTCGACTTCGCCAAGATCGCGGGGATCGTGCCTCTCTCGGAGGAGCTGGTCAGGTTCTCGTCACCGTCTGCCGAGGCTCTGGTCCGCGACGACCTCGCCAAGGCGATCGTTCAGTTCATGGATCTCGAGTTCATCGATCCGACCAATCCGGCGACCGACGTCTCTCCCGCGTCGATCACCTACGGGGTCACTCCCGTCCCCGCCTCCGGGACTACGGCGGCGGCTCTTCGGGCCGACATGGCGAACCTGATCGCAGGGTTCCTCGACTCTAACATGTCGATCGCCTCTGGCGTCTGGATCACGACCCAGACGACCGCGATGAGGATCGGGCTCATGCAGAACTCGCTCGGTCAGCCTGAGTTCCCCAGCGTCAACCTCGCCGGCGGTACCCTCCAGGGACTGCCGGTGATCGCCTCGGAGAACGTGCCTGCCTCGGGTGGCTCGCCGTCTGACGGCTTCCCGATCATCCTGGCCGCAGCTAGCGACATCCTGCTCGCCGACGACGGACAGGTGACGATCGACGCCTCTCGCGAGGCCTCGCTCCAGATGGAGTCTTCTCCGGACTCGCCGCCGACTGCCGCCACGACCATGGTCTCGCTGTGGCAGCACAACATGGTCGCGATCAAGGCGGAGAGGTACATCAACTGGGCAAAGCGTCGTCCCGACGCGGTCGCCTACATCTCCGGCGCCAAGTACACCGGCTGAGCCGAGGTCCCCCCTCCGGTTCTTTCGGAGTACCCAGGGGGTCGTCGTCCAAGCGGCGATCCCCGCCTTTCTTTGATTAAGGGAGAGCAAGAGATGGTTCTGACCCCGAAGCGAGCCGACGTCGGTAATCAAGACCTCCTGGGGTTTACGACTCCCTCCTTTCCCGACTCTGTGATCCAGGCCGTGATTACGGTTGACGACCTAGGTAGGCCCGCGACCGGGATGGCTCCTCTCGTCCTGATGCCCATGGGGACGAGATCTGGCGCGCAGATCACCGACAGGTTCGACTCTCAGAGGTTCAGGACCATGATCGCGGTCCTCAACTGTCGGCAGTTCGGCGGCGGCCGGTTCGATCTGTTCCTGGAGATGACGGACCCAGCTACCGGAGAATGGGTGGCCTACGTCGATTGGGCGAATTTTGCTACCGGGGTCGGCGTCTTCATGGCTATCGCAGATCCGCGGGCCGTCCAATCTGACTACGGCGTGGTCAAGGCTATGGTCAAGAGGGTGACCGTTCCAGTCGGAATTAGATTGCGATTGACGGGCACTACCGGGTCCAGCGAGTACAGTCTGTCGGTGATCATGGGTTGACCAAGATGAAGCTCGTCGCCGCCACTCTGTCTCTGATCCTTCTGATCTCGCCGACCCTGGCGGAGGAGATTCCTACCGAGCCAGCATACCTCTACTGGGCGGTCGTGACCAACGTCGTAGACGGAGATACCGTTGACGCAGACGTCGACCTCGGCTTCTTTGTGACCATGAAGAACCAGAGACTTCGCCTGGTGGGGATCGATACTCCGGAGACCAAGGGACCGACCAGGCCTGCCGGTGAAGAGGCCTCCGAGTTCCTCAGGTCTATGATCGACGGAGAGACGGTTCTCCTTCGTACGATCAAGGACAAGGACGGCGACGATCGAGACGACTCCTTCGGCCGCTGGCTGGTCACGATCTACATCGACGGAGTCAACGTCAACGCGGCGATGATCGACAACGGTCATGCGGTTCCCTATCGAACAGAGAGAGGTGAGTATGTTCCGCCGTAAGCTGATCGCCACCCAGACCTTCTCCTACCGGGCCGGGTCGCTGATGCTCCGCCCCGGAGATCGCTTCATCGCGGCCTCCGACGAGGACGCCCGCCTCCTGATCGGCTGGGGGAAGGCGATCGATGACCCAGTCGGAACCCCTCCCAAGGAGGCCTCCGATCAGCGACTTGCTGATGAGCAGGACAGGAGATCGGAGACCAGGGCTCAGCGCAGAGCTCGAGAGAAGGCTGAGAGTTCATGAACCTCTTCGGACTGACCATCTCCCGCAGGAGGGAGGCCCCGACAGGGTCTACGATCCCCGGGGATCGAGGGGCGTGGTGGCACAGGGTCCACGAGCCGTTCACCGGGGCGTGGCAGAGGAACATAGAGGTCAGGACGGAGTCGGTTCTCGCCTTCTCCGCCGTCTACGCCTGCATATCGAGGATCGCTTCGGATGTCGCCAAGCTGAGGATCAAGCTGGTCGAGCAGCAGGACGGAATATGGGTCGAGACGGAGTCCCCCTCCTTCTCCCCGGTGCTGACCAAGCCCAACGACTATCAGAACCGCATCCAGTTTCTCCAGACCTGGATCGCGTCGAAGCTGATCCACGGCAACGCCTACATACTCAAGTTTAGGGACGATCGCCAGGTAGTGGTCGGCCTCTACGTGCTCGACCCTCTCAAGGTCAAGACCCTGGTCGCTCCCGACGGGGGCATCTACTATCAGATCGGCAAGGACGACCTCTCCGGAATCCACGAGCAGGTCACGATCCCGGCCAGCGAGGTCATCCACGACGTGATGAACCCGCTCTATCACCCGCTGGTCGGAACCTCGCCGATCTTCGCCTCCGGTCTGGCCGCGACCCAGGGCCTCCGCATCCAGACCAACTCCGCCCTCTTCTTCCAGAACCTCTCCGTGCCCTCCGCCGTGATCACCGCCCCCGGCGAGATCACCGAGGCCAACGCGACTCGGATCAAGGAGGCGTGGGAGAGGAAGTTCTCAGACGGAGGCCTGGGTAGGGTCGCGGTCCTCGGCAACGGGCTGACCTACGAGGCCATGGCTATCCCGGCCTCCGACGCGCAGCTCATAGAGCAGCTGAGGTGGACGAGGGAGGACGTCTGCACGGCGTTCGGCGTGCCGCCCTTCATGATCGGGGTAGGCCCCTCCCCGGCGTATAACAACATCGGGGCGCTCAATCAGCAGTACTACACCCAGTCGCTCCAGATCCTGATCGAGTCCCTGGAGCTGTGCCTCGACGAGGGTCTCGGATTAGGCACGAAGAAGGACGGCAAGCTGTACGGAACGGAACTCGATCTCGACGGCCTCCTCCGCATGGATCAGGCGACTCTCTACAAGACTCTCGGAGAGGGGGTCAAGGGGTCGCTGCTCACGGTCAACGAGGGGCGCAGAAAGATCGACCTGGCCAGGGTCGCCGGCGGCGACTCTATCTACATGCAGCAGCAGAACTACTCTCTCGAGGCCCTGGCTAAGAGAGACGCCCAGGATGACCCGTTTGCCGGGTCGAAGCCTCCCGCTCAGGCTGAGAAGCCTGAGCAGGAAGCAGAGCCGAAGCCGGAATCTCTGGTGGAGGAGGAAGAGGCCAAGTCAGTCGACTGGAACGAGGTTCGCGCCGCGTTTCTCAGCTTTGCGAGCGCACCTCTCATCGAACATCACCCCTCAAATTGAAGGGCGGCCATGGACACCTCCGACGCTATGATCTTCGCCAAGGAGATCGCCCCCGTCTTTCGTCAAATGATCGAAGACGCCACCTCACCCCTGCTCGACAGGATCAAGCAGCTCGAGGCCCGTCCCGTCCCCAGAGACGGGGTCGGGGTCACGGACGTGGTCAAGGCCTACGACGGCGAGGTGCTCTTTCTGTTCTCCGACGGGGAGAAGAGGTCGATCGGTCCGATTCTGGACGGGAGTCCGGGAAGGGATGCCGAGCCGGTCGACTACGAGAGGATCAACCTCTACGTCGACGAGAAGGTTCTAAGCAGGCCCGTTCCCAAGGACGGGAAGGACGCCGATCCGGTCGACTATGATCGGGTAGCCAAGGCCGTGGACGACATGGTCAGGGTCGCGATCATGGAGGCGGTTCCGGAGCCGGTCGACTACAACAAGATCAACGTCTATATAGACGAGCGGGTTCTGACCATCCAGGTCCCCAAGGACGGGAAGGACGCAGAGCCGGTCGACTACGACAGAGTCAAGGGGATCGTGGACGACAGGGTCTTGGAGGCGGTCGCCGGAGTCTCCCCGGAGCCGATCGACTACGACAAGATCAACCTCTATATCGACGAGAGGGTCTCGACCATAGAGGCTCCTCCCGGCGAGCCGGGTGCGGACGCAGAGCCGGTCGACTACGAGAAGGTCAGGGAGATCGTCGCGGAGGCGGTCGCGGGAGTCGAGCCTGACCACGTCGACTACGACAGGATCGACAGGGCTGTCGACGAGAAGGTCGGCAAGGCCGTCGACGTCATGGTCGGTAGCGTCGAGCTGTCCCTGTCGACCATCGACAAGAAGATCTCCGAGGAGGTAGCCAAGATTCCCCCCGGGGAGCCGGGTAAGAGCGTCGACATGGAGGAGGTCGGCGTCATGGTTATAGAGGAGGTGGAGCGGGCGGTAGCCGCCCTGCCCAAGCCGAAGGATGGAGAAGATGCCGACCCGCAAGAAGTTGCGAAAGCCGTCGCCGAAGAAGTTGAAGAGAGAATCAAGTCGGTCGAAGGAGATGTCGCTAGACTCTCAGAAGCCGTCGCCGGAGTCAGGGACTCGATACCGAACCCGAGCGATCTTGCGCTCGCCGCACACGAAGTCCTGAAGGTCGAGGTCGACAAGGCCGTGGCCCTGGTCGTTCCGGATGCGGTCTCCTCCTACGCAGAGGCCCATCCTCCGGAGCGCGGACCTCCCGGACCTTCTGGGAAGGACGGCGTCGGGGTGGCCGGAGGAGTGATCGACCAGGGAGGTCACCTCAAGCTGTCTATGACCGACGGTAGCCTGTTCGACATGGGACTGACTCGCGGCGAGCGCGGTCCTCCCGGCGAGCAGGGCTTCTCCCTCTCCGACCTCTCCTTCGAGCAGGTCGGCAGGAGCGTCTTCATAAGGTTCGAGCGAGGAGACCTGAAGAAGGAGGTCGAGCTGATCGTGCCGAGCGTCATCTACTGCGGCGTCTGGAAGGAGGGGAGGACCTACGAGGCCGGCGACGCCGCGACCTGGGGCGGCTCCCTGTTCGTCGCCTCCGAGTCCACCGTGGAGAAGCCAGGGACGGGCAAGGAGTGGCTTTTGGCGGTCAAGAGGGGGAGAGACGGGAAGGATGGGAAGAACCCGCTGGTGGGGCCTCCCAAGCCCGTTAAAGTGGGGTCGTGAGGGATCTGGTGCCTCCAGGGCTGGAGAGACACCCGTGGTGGCCCGACTGGAGGGGAGAGGCTGCCGCCGTAGTCGCCTCCGGCGCCTCGGCTAAGAAGGCCGGGGTCCACCTCCTTCGGGGAAGGCTTCGAGTGATCGCGATCAAGGAGACCCACGAGCTTGCCCCCTGGGCCGACGCGGTCTACGGGTGCGACGCAGCCTTCTGGCGGAACAGGAGGGGTCTTCCGGAGTTCTCCGGGCTCAAGATCTCTTTTGACAAGACCTCCTTCCCGGAGGTCAAGAAGATAGAGATCGAGGACACGAGATCGGAGATATTCCTGTTTGACGAGCCGGGGAAGATTGGGTCGGGAGGCAACTCCGGGTTTCAGGCGGTCAACCTGGCGATTCAGTTCGGGGCGAGGAAGGTCCTGATGATAGGCATCGACGCCAGCAGTCGCGGCGGCCTTCACTGGTACGGAGAGAATCGCGGCTTCAAGAGGTCGAATCCTATGGCCAGCAACTTCGAGAGATGGGTGAGGTCTTTCGCCAAGGCCGCCGCCCAGCCGGAGATGAGGTCCGTCGAGGTGATCAACGCCTCTCCCGAGAGTGCGATCTCGTGCTTCAAGAAGGACTCTGTCGAGGCGACCCTCCGCAGGTGGGGCTTGATCGAGGAGGCGGCGTAGGTGGGAGCTGGCGACAACCTGATGGCGTCCGGTCTCGCGAGAGGGGCCGCGGCGAGGGGAAAGAGGATAGCGTTCGGCAGGGACGAGAAGCTGATCTGGGACAAGCACTCAGAGATGATCTTCAGGGACAACCCTAACGTAGCCTTCCCTGGAACGGAGAGGGCCGGAGACGTCGAGTGGATCAACTTCCATCGCGGTAACCGGTGGTACAATAGGCAGGACGGGGATCGCTGGGTGTGGAACTACGACTTTCGCCCGATTCCCGGCGAGGTGTTTCTCTCGAAGGATGAGCTTCTCCACGGCAGAAGGATCGGGGAGAAGTTCGTAGTCATCGAGCCCAACGTGCCTCTGTGGAAGACCGTGGCTCCGAACAAGACGTGGCCGGCAGAGAGGTACGATAGGGTCGCCTACGAGCTCAAGGTACTCGGACATCAGGTCGTTCAGTTTCGTCACTCGGGAGGGCACTACTGCGAGGCCGCCAGGCCGGTGACTACCAGGGACTTCCGAGACGCCCTCGCCATTCTTGAGAGGTCGTCCCTCTACGTAGGACCGGAGGGAGGACTCCACCACGGAGCCGCGGCGATGGGGGTCCCGGCCGTAGTGATATTCGGAGGGTTCATCCCTCCTCAGGTCACGGGGTACGAGGGTCACATCAACCTGACCGGAGGAGCAGTGGCGTGCGGGTCGCTCTTTCCCTGCCCTCACTGCCGCGAGGCTATGAGCGCGATCACGGTCGAGGAGGTGATGGCCGCCGCCGTCGACCAACTGAGGAGGGCGGCGTGAGCGTTCTCGACGAGAAGATCATGCGGAGGGTGGCCGGCTATCACGACATTCGTATGGACGGGATGACCGACATCGTAGTCAGGGCTCGAGGAGCCTCGGTCATGGACGTCGGGTGTAATCGAGGACTGGTGGGGTTCGAGTTCGCCAACAACGGGGCGACCACGGTTCACGGCTGCGATAACTTCGAGGACGGGATACACACGGCCCGTCAGCTCTTCGTCGACCTTCGTAACGTCGAGAGCCAGTTTGAGGTCGTCGACCTGACCAAGGGTCCGTCGGCCTTCAAGCCGTTCGGCGAGAAGACGGAGTGGGACATCGTGCTGCTCCTAGCCACCTACCACAAGCTGAAGAGGGTGATGGAGCCGGTCAACCTCTCGGAACTCGTGACCTTCCTCGGCAGGAGAACCAGGAGGTATCTCGCCTGGCGAGGGACGTCGGACAAGCCGACCGAGAACGAGCAGGAGATGTCGAGGATCAACAGGGACCTCGAGTCGGTCGGGATGAGGAAGGTCCATACCTCGTACCTGTCCCAGAACCTCGGGGTCTGCGCGGTCTGGGAGAAGGGGAGGTCGCCGTGGTGAAGCTGATCGTATCATCCTGGCTGTGGGGAGACAAGTACGATCGGAGCTACGTCGACAAGCTGGTCGGTGGGATCGAGAGGAACCTCAGCGAGCCGCATCGGATCGCCATCTTCTCTCCGGAGTCGTGGGACCTCCCCCTGACCAAGATTCCAGGGTGCTACTGCCGCCTAAGGATGTTCGACCCAGCCTGGCAGAGGGATCAGGGGATAGATGAGGGCGACCGCCTGGTCTGCCTCGACCTCGACACCGTGATCGTCGGGAGGCTCGACGAAGTGTTCGATAGGCCGGAGCCGTTCGTCATCCTTCAGGGGGCCAACGCCTCCAACCCGTGCCCGTATAACGGGTCGATGATCATGCTCAGAGCCGGAGCCCACCCGGAGGTCTGGCGAGACTTCTCCGTCGAGGCCGCCGCCAAGGTCCCGTACTACGACTTCCCCGACGACCAGGGCTGGCTGGCCGCCAAGGTTCCGGGGGCCGCAGGCTGGCGGGCCGGAGAGGGAGGAGTCTATGCCTTCGCCAAGCCGGGCTGGCCCAGTCTT